AGGCCAAAAAAGAACGCACAGCGGGGGTTATATGATGAACCTGTTTGGTGCAGCCTTCACGGACTTAACCGTCATTGCTAGCTCTGCAAGGACATGGCGACACGCACAACTCTTAGCGCAGCAATCGTCGCTGCAAAACGCAGCCGTCTATCAGAACTATCTGCAAGGCTTGGCACAATACCGGACTATACCCGCAGGCGTTTTTTCAAACGAAATATTATATCCCCTCACAGAAATTGACTGGGAGCCTTGCCACAAGCAAACACCCCCTTCCAACGTCACACCGCTGACACCTAAGGGCCATCGCACGCCAGAAGAGATACAAGCCCAGCTTGAAGCGCGCTATGCTGAAATGGAAGCAGAGGCGGAGCGCAAGGCAAAGGCTGCGTTGACGGCGTGTAGTGTTTGCAGGTGGGCTAATGGCGCTTGGTGCCGCAATCCGTTGGTGATCGGGATTGAGCAGAAACTAACATTGAACACGGATCGATACGCTGGCGATGCGTCGCTCTGCGGGCCTGAAAAAGCGCTGTGGGAATTACCGGAGCCAAAACGCAACCTCTGGCAGCGGTTCATTGATTGGTTCCTAGAGCCTTGGCGTGACAACCTTGCGCAAACCAACGGGAAGGGGTAGAACTTGGGGATGGCGAACCTAACCCAAAAGCGTGAGGCGTTTTGCTTAGCCTACATCGAAACAGGCAATCAGTCAGAAGCCTATCGCGCTGCCTTTGATGCTGAAAACATGAAAGCGGAGACTGTGCACAAGCGCGCTTCGGAATTAATGGCAAACGGGGAGGTTAAGGGTAGGATCGCTGAATTACAGGCCCAAGCCGTTGAACGTGCCCTTGTGACCGTCCAGAGCCTCACTGAAGAGCTTGAAGAGGCGAGAGCACTGGCGCTACGCGAAGGACAGTCTAGCGCCGCTGTAAGCGCCTCTATGGGTAAAGCGAAGCTGCACGGCCTAATCACCGATAAGGCGACACTCACCGGCACATTCACCACGATTACCGAAGTCAAGCTATCCGGCCCTGAATGACCAGCGTAACGGTTCGCCTTCCGCCTAAGCTAATCCCGGTATTCCTCGGCCCTGCGCGCTATCGTGGCGCATACGGTGGGCGTGGTAGCGCTAAGACACGCTCGTTTGCCAAAATGACGGCTGTGAACGCAATGCGGTGGGCACAAGCTGGCAGGACGGGGATTATCCTTTGTGTCCGTGAACACCTGAACAGCCTTGCTGATAGTTCGATGGCTGAGATTAAGGCCGCGATCCAGGACGAGCCATGGCTGGCGGCATACTTCGACATTGGCGAAACCTACATTCGCACGATCTGCGGGCGCATTGAATACGCATTTATCGGGTTGCGGCACAATCTGAACAGCCTGAAGTCTAAGGCTAAAATCCTGCTGTGCTGGGCAGACGAGGCAGAGCCTATATCGGACGCGGCATGGGAAAAGCTCATTCCGACCGTGCGTGAGGAAAACTCCGAAATATGGGTAACGTGGAATCCTGAACTTGAAGGTAGTTCAACGGATAAGCGCTTCCGCAAAGACACGTCCGCCGATGTAAAAATCATCGAACTTAATTGGCGCGATAATCCATGGTTCCCGTCCGTGCTGGAGCGCGAACGCCAGGACGATCTAGTCAAGCGCCATGACAACTACGATCATGTTTGGGAAGGTGGGTATAAGACCCACTTCGAGGGCGCATACTTCACCACGCACATTCGCAAGGCTGAGACTGAAGGCCGCTTAACCATTGTGCCTGAAGATCCGCACCTCGTCATTCGCATGGTGTGCGACATCGGCGGGACTGGTGCGAAGGCTGATAACTTCGTGTTTTGGGCTGCTCAATTCGTCGGGCTGACGATCCGTTGCGTCAACCACTACGAGGTGCAAGGCCAGCCGATAGCGGCGCACCTAGAATGGTTGCGCCGGAATAACTACACACCAGACCGGACAATCATCGTGCTGCCACATGATGGCGACACGAACGACCGCGTGTTTGACGTGTCGTATCGATCCGCATTCCGTGATGCTGGTTATCAGGTCGATGTCATCCCGAACCAAGGCAAGGGCGCGGCGATGATGCGTGTTGAAAAGGTGCGCGAACACTTCGCCCGCGTTTGGTTCGACGCCAAGAAATGCGCGGGTGGTATCAAGGCTTTGCGCGCATACCACGAAAAGCGCGATGAAAAGCGCAACATCGGGCTTGGGCCGAACCATGACGAAAACAGCCACAGCGCGGACGCATTCGGGTTGCTGTGTCTGACATACGTGGAGCCACAAGCCTACAATGACGATGACGACTACCAAGACGATCATGGCCGCAACACCACAACAGGTTACTAGCTTGCCACCTAGCAAAGCCCGTGTTAAACCAATGCATCCATCGTCGCGATGACTGACGGCTAAGGGGTTCGTAAATGGAATTGGATGTCCCACAAGACGCGGAAGACGCAATCCGCGCGGATATTCAAGCCAATGCCGATATGCAATCCATTGGGCTGTTGATGCAATTTGCTGAAGCTGATGGCGACATCTCCGAATACCTGACATCGGATCAAATCGCCCACGTCATCGAACAGGTTTGCACCACCTACGAATGCGACAAAGAAAGCCGTTCGGATTGGGCCACGGTCGCTGAATATGCGTTGAAAGAGATCGGCAACACTACGGCGGAAGCCAAAGACTTCCCTTGGGCCAACGCTTCAAACGTCAAGTACCCATTGCTTGCAACGGCTGTCATGCAGTTCAACGCGCGGTCATATCCAGCCATCGTCAAGGGTGATGAGGCGGTATCATGCAAGGTGCTGGGCAACGACAACGGAATGCCGCGCCTTGACGATCAAGGCCAGCCGCTTTTTCAGTTCCAAGGTTTACCCGTAGCGTTTTTACCCCAAGGCCCTGTAGTGGAGACACCGCAAGGCCCATCCCCTCTACCGGAAGGAGGTGATCCAGAACCCGTGTGGGCGAGGGCACCGGGCGACAAGACTAAACGTGCAGCGCGTGTTCGTCAGTACATGAACTACATGCTGTTCTACCAGATGGACGGATGGGAAGCGGAAACCGACACGCTACTATTCCAGATGCCCGCGATTGGCTGTGGCTTTCGCAAATCATGGTTTGACGGGCGCAAGCATCAAAGCAAGTTCGTGCCAGCGCTCAAGTTGGTGGTGAATAATGCGTCGAAGTCATTGGATGACGCGCCGCAAATCACCGAGGAAATTGACGGCATTTACCCGCATCAAATCACGCGGGACATTCGGACGGGCAAATACCGAACCGATGTGACGTTCGATCCTGAAGAAAAAGACGCGCGGATGCTGATCGAGGCGCAATCGTATTTTGACCTTGATGACGACGGCATCGACGAGCCTTACATTATCACGATCGATCACAAGTCTAAGCAACTCCTGCGTATCGTGCCTGACTTTGGGCCGGAGCAAGTGCAACTAGCTAAAACTGATGTGGCCTATATTGAGCGCCGCAAGTTTTACACCAAATACGGGTTTATGCCGAACCCTGAAGGCTCGTTCTACAACATTGGCTTGGCGCACTTGCTCCACCAATACGGCAACGTCATCAACACGCTGATTAACCAGATGATCGATGCAAACACGGCTGCTGTGGCTGGTGGTGGCTTTGTCGCATCTGGCTTGAAGATACAGGGGCGCGGGCAATCGTCGTCGCTCAAGTGGCGTCCAGGCGAATACAAGACCGTTCCTGTGGCGGGCGATGCTCTGCGCAATGGTATTGTCGAGCGGACATTCCCGCAGGCAAGCCCTGTCATGTTTAACTTGCTGGATTTGATCCTCGGTGCGGCGCGAGATGTCGCATCGATCAAGGATATTCTGACCGGCGAAGGATCGAACAATGGGCAGGTCGGCACGACGCTTGCGCTGATCGAACAGGGGCTTCAGGTCTTTACCGCGATCTACAAGCGCGTTTACCTTGGGCTTAAGGGTGAGTTCAAAATCCTGTTTAGTAACATCGGCAAACATGCTGATGATGCTGCACAAGCCGCCTATATGGAATTGCTGGACGATCCAGCGGCGGACGTTCTGGCAGACTTTAACGCGGCGGATATGGACATTTGCCCAGTGTCTGATCCTAGCAGCGTCACTCGGATGCAAAAAATGGCCAGAGCGCAATTCTTGCTCTCGACTGTTGAGACGTTGCAAGCCGTTGGTGGCGATGTTCGTGAAGTGCTGCGCCGCGTTTACGAAGCTGCGGACGTTGACGACATCGACAAGATTTTGCCACCACCTCCGCAGCCCGGACCTGAACAGGCAATGGCAATGGCGGACATGGAAGCGACGGTTCGCGGCAAGGTTGCAAAGGCGGTCAAGGATGAAACGGACGCGGCGGCAAAAGCTGCCAGCGTTGAGCTTGATGCCGGTTCGCTGCAACTCGACCGCGACAAGGCCGAACTTGAGGCGCTGAAAACTGGCATGGGGATGGTAGATGCCGGTTGATGCCAAAGACTTTGCGGAATGGTTCGACCTACCAATGACGCAATACGTCATGGCGGCGATGCAGGCCCTTGCAGAGCGTGAAATGGAAGCGTGGCAGGGACAGGCATGGGAGGGTAATCTTGACCCCCTAGCGCTTCACACGGCCCGCGCTCGTGTCGAGGTAAGCAACACATTTATCGGCAATACATTTGAAGACTGGAAGGCGATTAATGATCCCGAAGCTTGAAGATTGCAAACCCGGCTTGCGTCCGATGGGCTACAACGTGCTTGTGGCTGTCGATGTGGTGCAGGAAAAGAGCGCTGGCGGCATCATCCTGCCCGGTAAACACACCGAACGCGAAAGCAGCGCGTCTGAAAAGGGCCGTGTTGTCGCAGTGTCGCAGATGGCATTCACGGGCGGCGATTGGGTTGGCGTCAATGACCTGCCACGAGTTGGCGATCTGGTGCGTTTCCAGCGTTATGCAGGCGGCGGGGAACCTGTCGAACTGGATGATGGCAATAAATATCGCATCATCGCGGATGCAGACTTAAAGGGGGTTTATGATGAGCGGTCGTGATATTTCGGCGGCGGATTATGCCGTTGCAGTGACGCCTAGCGATAGCACGGTATTTGAATACCCGCGCGGGATCTACGTTGGCGTTTCCGGCGATGTGACTGTCGTGTTGCGCGGCAAGGTAGGTGCGGTGACATTCAAGGCTGTGCCTGCTGGCATCCTTCCTGTTCGCCCGGTGCAGATCATGGCAACCGGCACGACTGCAACCGATATTCTACTTCTTTACTAAGTTTCCCCATAGTGGGGTTTAGGTGGCCCGCCTTATGGGCAAGAGTGAGTGTCTATGGACCTTGAACAGAACGCATCGTCGGGAGACGAGGCAATTGAAGCGGTAGAGGTTGAAGAAACCGAAGCCGTCGAAGTTGGACAGGCAGAACCGGTCACAATCGAAGGCCTTGCCGGTGAAATGGGCTGGCGACCGAAAGAGGACTGGAAGGGTGATCCCGACAAGTGGAAGCCTGCGCATGAATATGTGCGATCCACTGTCGATGTGAACCGCAAGGTGGTTAACCGCCTAAAGGGTGTCGAAGACCAGCTTGCCCGCGTGGCCCGAACATCGGTTTCGATCACGGAACGTGAAGTCGCCAAAGAGCGCGAGCGGTTGATGCAGGAACGCGAGGAAGCGTTTGACGCTGGCGACCGCGATGCATTTGTTCGCGCAGACCGTGAACTTGCAAAGGTTTCTGAAGTTGCGCCTGCACCCGTTCCAGACGAAACGCATTCGTTTGTCGAGCGCAACGCCAACTGGTTCCAAAAGGACAAGGAAGCGACGGCATGGGCGGTTAATCGCGCCAATGAACTTGCAGCAACCGGCCTCGGCCATGCGCGTCAGTTGGCTATCGTTGAACGCGAAGCAAAAACCATGTTTCCCGAGTTCTTCGAGGCTGAAAAACCAAAGCCAAAAGCAGCGCCGTTGAACAATCCAGGCACTCGCGTAGCTGCTACTTCACGCAAGGGTTTCGCGTCACTTCCTGCCGATGCGCAGAAGGCCGCACTCGATTTTGAGGCCAAGCGCGGAATTAATCGCGAGGAATACGCAAAAATCTATTACGAGGAGAATTAATGTGCTAGAAGGCACTTTAGAAACCCGCCGTCCGGGGCGTCCAAAGCGTGACGAAACGACGAACCAAGAGCGCCGCCGTAGATCGGGTGGCATTGCAAGCAGGCTGGAAATCCCTGCGGACGTTCTCAAGGCGCACCCCGATATGGAGTTTCGGTGGGGCCGCGATGACGGAAACCGGATGCAGCAGCTTACGCAGCATGACGATTGGGACAAAGTACCCGGCGTCGAACCCATTCACGGTGGGATTGGTTCGGAAGGCAAGGCGATGCAACAGCATCTGCTGATGAAGCCTAAAGCATTCATGGACGCGGTCAGGGCCGAAAAGTTGGCCGCTATCAAAGCCCGCGATCAAGAACAGCTTGCCCGACCGACCGCTGACAAAGCTGGCGCGGATGGCCTTTATTCCGTGCCGGGTAACAAACTCACGGAGGTCTAAATGCCTTTTGGTCTTACACCCATCCGCTACAAGAGCGGTGCACCATACAACGGGGCGGCAAATCTGTATTCCGTCGCGTCTGGCGAAACGAATAACATTTTCATCGGCGATCCGGTGATTATCTCTGGCACTGGTGATGCTGCTGGCGTTCCGGGCGTTGCGCGCGCCGCTGCTGGCGACCGCATGACCGGCGTTGTTGTGGGCTTTGCGCCTAAGGACAATGTTGCAGCCGGTTCAACCACTGCCATCAACCGCGGCTATCGCGCGGCTTCGGAAGCTGATTATCTGCTCGTTGCGGATGATTACAACCTTCTGTTCGCTATCGAGGAAGACGCAGTAGGCGGCGCTTTGGCAACCACGGACATTGGCAACAACGCCGATCTGGTGGCTGGCACGGGCAGCGTTTACACCAAGCGTTCTGGCTACATGCTCGATAGCTCGACCAAAGTCATTACGTCTGCACAGGTCCGCATTGTCGGCTTTGACCAGACCATCGGCAACACCATCGGCGGCACTGGCCCTGTTTGGCTCGTTTCGATTGTCGAAGCGACTGAAACACCCGCTGCTGGCACCACTGGCGTCTAAGGAGGACGGAACATGACTATTACTCGTTCAAATCACCCGTCCAACCTGTGGCCTGGTATCAAGGCATGGTTCGGCAACAAGTATGACGAATATGGCAAGCCATATGAAGCATATTTCCAGAAGGAAACGTCGGACAAGGCTTACGAGGAAATTGCTGAAGCCGTTGGTTTCGGCCTTGCTGCTCCAAAGCCCGAAGGCGCTTCAATCGGCTACGATAACGATAGCGAAGGCTACAAGACGCGTTTCACCAACGTGGTCTACGGCCTTGGTTACATCGTGACCCGTGAAGCGATTGAAGATGGCCAGTATCGCACCATCGCAGAACGCCGTTCGCAGGAACTGGCCCGCTCGATGAATTCGACCAAGTGCATTGTTCATGCCAACGTGCTGAACCGTGGCTTTTCGGGTTCGTACCTCGGCGGTGATGGCGTGGCGCTTTTCTCGGCGGCTCACCCTACACTGTCGGGCAACCAGTCGAACTTGCTGACCGCTGCTGACTTGTCGGAAGCTGGCATCGAAGCGGCTGTGACGGCGATCCAGACCATGAAGAACGCACGGGGCCACATCCTCGGCGCGCAACCTAAGGCGCTGGTGATCCACCCCTCTGAAATGTTCAACGCTGCCCGCATTCTGGACAGTGAACTTCAGTCGGGCGCAAAGACGGACACGACCAGCACCAACAACGTCAATGTCCTTCGCTCGAAGGGCTTGATCAACACGGTGATCGTCGATCCGTACTTGACCGATGCAGACGCATGGTATGTCACGACCGACATTCCTTACGGCCTGCTGTCATTCCAACGTCGTGCCATGGAATTTACCAAGGACAACGACTTCGACACTGAAAACGCCAAGGCGAAAGCTACCGAGCGTTTCAGCGTTGGTTGGGGCGATTGGAGAGGTGCGTGGGGAAGCGCCGGAGCCTGATGACTAAGGAAGGCCCACCGCCTTATAAAGGGTGGGCACTCTTTTTTTGGGGTGCAAAATGTCGTATTCGCCCGGTAACGTGAAGGCCATTTGTGATAGGTGTGGTTTCGAGTACCCGCTAAAATCGCTGGTCAAGGAATGGACCGGATTAATGGTATGCCGTGCCGACTTAGACCCCCGCCCCCCTGAAATGACACCCCCGCGCGTCAAGGCTGAAGGCGTTCCATTGCCGAATGCTCGACCTGACAACCAGAACGCGGATTATGTCGAGATAACGGCGGATGACCTATGACAACCAGCGGCACTACGGCATTTAGCACCACGGCGCGGGATTTCGTAAAGAACGCCTTGCTTGAAAACGGCATTATTGCGTTTGGCGATGATCCTGAATCCGATGAGATGACCGCTTGCCTGTTCCGCCTGAACGCCATGCTTAAAACATGGGGGTCACGCGGGCTTGGTTGGAAGCAGGAAGTCTACACCGCGTCTGGCACGGCTGACACTGCCACGATCACACTGCCGGTCTATGTGCGTGAAGTGAACGGCGCGCGCTACGTTGAGAGCGCAACCAATGAGCGCGCCATGAGCCGCTTTGAGCGTGATGATTATGCCATTCTCCCAAACAAGGCGGCGAAGGGCACTCCAACGATCTACAACGTCGATCAGAACGTAGGCGCATTGATCCTGTCGGTCTGGCCTGTGCCTGTAGCAAACTTCTTGCTTAAGTTGGATATTGACCGCGCGCTTGATACCGTGACGGACCCAACACAGACAATCGACATTCCCGAAGAATGGACCGAGGCGGTTATGACCAACTTGGCGTTGCGGTGCTGCAATGTGTTTGGTGTTTCGCCAACGCCTGAATTGGCACAGCGCGCGCAAATGTCAGAGCGCGAGATGTTCGACGCTTATCGGCCTGCCTCGTATTTCCTAGGCGCGATGTAATGCCAAATATCGACTTTGCCACATCATCCTATGAGCGCGGGCGCGGTGGGCTTCCCCCTCTTAGCGTCACGAATATGGTGCTGGAACAAGCGCCAACGGAAAAGACCGGCAAGGCTCTGCAAAGCCGCATGGCCGTGATCGACCGTGGCGCGGATATGGGCACAGGTCCGATTGACGCCGTGTTCAAAAAGGACGGGGTGCAATCGGGCGATCTGTTCGGCGTGGCCAATGGCAACCTGTATCGCGCCACAACGTCGCTGGGCACCATTCCCGGCTTGGGGCCTGTATCTATCGCGGGCAATGAGATTGGCGTTATGGCGGCTGCTGGGGCGTCATTGCGGTACTATAATGGCACCACGCTGGCGGATGTGTCATTTCCAGACAGTGCACTTGTTTCAAAGGTCATCACGGCTGCGGGTAGGTTTGTAGCGCTACGGGCGGGAACGGCTAAGTTCTACTGGACGCCAACGCTCGCAGCTACGTTCGATGCGCTCGACTTCGCCACTGCTGAAAACCAGCCAGACGGCGTTCGTGATGCGCTATTCATTGACGACATTCTGCTTTTGTTTGGCGCGGAAACGGTGGAGTTTTGGCCAAACACGGGCGATGCCGAATTGCCATTCCAGCCTCTTGAAGGCCGCGTGATCGAAAAGGGCATTCGTGCCACTGGTTGCGCCGCGGCTATTGGATCAACCTTCGCATGGGTCACACATGAAAATCAGGTGTGCATGTCGGATGAAAACAACGTCATCTCGAATAACGGCCTGCAAGAGCGTATCGAGGCCAGCGAGACGGTTAGCCTGTTTGCGTTCGTGATGGGCGGCAATGAATATCTCTGCCTGCAACTCGACAACGAAACCCAAGTGTTCCAGCCGCGCACTGGCCAATGGTCGGAATGGAAAAGCTACGGGCAAGCGCGTTGGGCAGTAGGGTGCTTTTCGGGCGGTGTGATGGGGTCGAATATCGACGGTCGCACACTAGCATTCGGTGCTGGGCATGTTGATATAGGTGGGTCAATGGAGCGGTTATGGTCGGCGGGTATGCCTATGGATGGCGGCGCGGCACGGATTAGCAACGTGGTTGCGCGGGTTAATATCGGGCAAACGCCATTCCTCACCGGCGATTATGTCGATCCGGTCATTGAAATGCGGACTTCACGCGATGGCGGCAAGACTTGGGGTGATTGGCGGCAAAAGTCACTAGGGCGTCAAGGTGATTACCGGCAAGAAGTGCGTTGGCGTGGCATTGGCTTAGCTGGGCGTCCGTCGTTCCTTGTGCAATTCCGCGTGACTGATCCGGTCGATATTCGCGTTTCAGGCGTTTTGATTAATGAGCCAGGCGGCGGGCGGGAATGATAACGCCCACCATCGTCAACCTTGCGCGGCTGCAACGTCAAAAGGCGTATTTTGAGCGTGAGGGCTATCCCACCGCTCAAATGCAAATCCATTGGCAAAAGACCATGGAGGCAATCGAGGCTGCATTCGCCAGCCTCAACGCGACGGTGATTGAACTAGCTGCCACGCAAGAGGCGCAGGCTCTAACACAGGCTGAATTGGCGGCAACGCAAGATGATCTTGCTGTAGCAGTTGCAGACATTGCGGCGACACAGGCGGCGTTGACTGTGGTGCAAGACGACATCACCGGCCTGCAAACGACCGTGCTTGACGCGGTGCTGAAAGACCAGACGGTGGCATGGTCCACGCCTACAGGCACGTTTACCCGCACGACATTCGCAGCCTATGCAGGGCAGTCGATTAGCGCAGTACCGACGCAGGGTGAGGTGCAGTCGATTGACGACGCGGTAAAAGGCTTGTCCGAACGTCTGGCGGCATTAATCAGCGATCTGCGCGGCAACGGTGTGCTTACATGATCCGCGCCATGACCTTGGATGACTTGCCTGAAGTCGCACGATTGGGGGAAGTATTCCATGCCCGCGCTGGTTGGGATGAAATCGAATATAACGAGGCGGATTGCATCGCATCCTTGACCAAGTTCATGGAAACGGGTAGTTTCATCGGACTAGTAGCCGATGACGGCCATATAGTTGGAATGGTGGGCGGTATAATCAGCCCGGTCTATTTCAACTACTCCCATATCTCCGGTGAGGAACTGTTCTGGTACGTGGCCGATGATGCGCCGCAAATGATCGGGATCAAGTTGCTCAAAGCGATGGAAAGCACAGCCCGCGCACATGGTTGCCGGTCTTGGCAAATGAAGTCTCTAGATCGGCTGGATGGGGAACGCATGGTGCGGTTGTATGATCGAATGGGTTATCGGAAATCCGAAAGCTTGTTCATCAAGGAGCTTTAGTAATGGCCATCGGCACAACTGCTGCGATTTTGGGAGGCTCTGCACTGCTTGCGGGTGGATCCGCCCTGTCATCGTCTAGCGCAAACAAGAACGCCAAGGCTGCGGCTGCTGATGCTACCGCTACGGCGCGCGAGAACAACGCGCTAACCCGCGAGATTTACGGCAAGAACGAAGCCACGCTGTCGCCGTTTGTGCAGACAGGTACGGCTGCGGGCGCGCTGCTGAACGACTTTTACGGCATCCAGCAATCAGCCCCGGTTGCGGCTTCAGGTTCGGCATTTAGCGCGGCTCCTGATTATGCCGCTTATGTTCGTGCTAATCCCGACTTGGTGCAGGACTTTCAGAAAGTCGCTACGCGCTACGGTAATGATCCGGCGGAATACGGGCAATACCATTGGAACCGCTACGGCCAATTTGAGCCGGGTAGGACATTATCTCCTGAAACATCTGGCGCTCAACCAGTTACTTCCATTACGCCAAAGGCTGATAGTCGGTCCGCATTTGCCAATTACATCAACAATTCGGACTATGCTTTCCAGCAGCAGGAAGGCGGTAACCAAGTAAATTCTGGCTACGCGGGCGCTGGCACGGTGCAATCGGGCGCTGCCATGAAGGCGTTGGAAAAGTACCGGCAGAACCTGCAATCCGGTTATCGTCAGCAATGGGCGGGCGGTGTGGCCAACCAGCAAGGCGTCGGCGCGCAAGCTGCATCGGCGTTGGCTGGAGTTGCGACCAATTACGGCAATACCATCGCGGCCAGCAACACTGCGGCAAGTGATGCGCGGGCCAATGCGGCGCTGTCGCAACAGAACGTGTTCGGCAATGCGCTTGGCACAGCTGGCGGTGCGTTGCTGAAAGGATTTGGCTAATGGCTATCGCTTGGGGTAACAATTCGGCGCTGGCAGGCTTTCAGAACGCCTTGGCCTTGGGTGCTGACATTGGCGGGGCAATCCGGCAGAACCGCGAGGATAGCGCGCTGGCTGCATTTATGACGGCTGGGCAGGGTTCGACGGGTGGTGCGCCTACAGGTGGCATGGGTGCTCCTAGTGCGGGTGTGGCCAACCCACCTATGCCAACGCAATGGGGCGGCAATGGCGGCGGTATCGTGCCCACCGAGACGCAGAAGACCGAAAGCCAAGCTGCCTATGAGCGACTGGCCAAGATTAACCCGCGTTTGGCGATGCAGGCGCAGGACCGCGTTGCTGGGCAAGAAGCCGCACGGGCGAAGCTGATGCAGGAGCAGAACCAGCGCGGTTTTGAAGGTCTGCAAACGGTTGGTAAATTGCTTGAAGGCGTTTCGGACGAGGCAACATTCCAGAATGCCCGCGCGATGGCACAGCAAAACGGTATCGATCTATCGCGCGTTCCACAAAACTATGATCCTGCTTGGGTGAATGGGCAGCGTCAATTTATCCAAGCGATGAAAGACCCTAAAGCGTTGGAAGCGTTCTCTGCCGCTGGCAAGCAGGCAATGGATGAGAACCTAAAGCCGGGAACGCCTGAATTTGCCGCACGGGTAAATGAGATTTGGCGCGCCGGTGAGCGTAAGATTGTCGCGACACAAGCGGGTGGCGGGGTTGCTGAAATTGACCCAATCACCGGCGCTAAAATGGTCATCATGCCTAACACTGGCGGATACAATCCCGGCACACCTGTAACTGCCCCAAGTTCAAAAAAGACCATCGGCGGTAAGACTTACGAAAAGCGCGGTGATCAATGGTTTGAAGTGGGAGGTGGTAGCGGCAACGCTACCGGCGGGTTTTGATCCCGTGAACTCACTTGGTTCCATAGGCCTAAAGCCAACCAGCGGATACCGCACACAGGCGCATCAAAATGCCTTGATTGCGCAAGGTCTAACCAAGACGCAGCACAGTGCCCACACGCGCGGCGATGCCTTAGACTTCACTGTTCCGGCCGGAATGTCGAAAGCGCAAGCCATGGCTGAAGTTAAGCGCCGCTATCCTGATGCGCGTGTTGAGGCCAGCAATGGCAGTGCGATCCATGTCACGTTTCCGGGATGGGGTAATGCGCCTGATGTTTCCGGTTCTCGCCGTCGGTTTGGGGGTTAAATAATGTCGCAACCAGTAACCGATCCTGACCTCCTTCGCATTTTGAATGGTGGCGATGCTCCTGCACCACAGGGCGGGCCTGTCTATGGCGCGCCTGCCAAGCCAGAGACGCCACGCGAACCCAAAACCACATTCCGCACGTTGACGCCTGATGAAGTTGCGGGTCGCGGCCTGCCTCCCGGCTCTTATCAAATCAGCAGCGAAGGCAAGGTTGATAAACTTGCGGATGCGCCGAAAAATGCGCAAACCGAAGATCAGCGTTCGCAGGCTAAACAAAGCTTGATGGAAACAATCGACAAGCTTGATAACCTTGCTTTCGATGCTTTGGATAACGGTGGATGGGGCGAAACTGGGCTAACTGGCTCGGTGATGAGTGGCGTCCCCGGCACCGCAGCGCGCGACCTGTCTGGTATGATTACCAGTGTTCAAGCAAACACTGCATTCGATAAACTGCAAAACATGAAAATGAACTCGCCCAACGGTGGCGGGCTAGGTGGCAATACGTCCGATGCGGATATGGCGCTTTTAAAGTCGTCTGTTGCCAATCTGGATCAAGGGCAAAGTTCGCCTGCATTTTTTGGGAATGTGGCGCAGGCAAAGCGTTCATATCTGCAAATGCTAGGCCGAATTGATCCAGAAGCTGCGGCATCATATGCAAAAAAGAAGGGCATCCGCTTTGATGAAAAGGGGAACCCTACCCTTGTTTATGTCGATGGCGAAGACACCCGCGAAAAACGAGATCCGTTTGGCGTGTTGCCGCAAGGTGGTGGGAATGATGGGGGTACACCACCCCCAAGCGGTGGCGGTATGTCGCAAATCAGCCAAGGTCTTTTGCAAGGCACTGGCGATATAGTCGAAGGCGCTGGCGATATTCTTGGCCTTGTCGCCAATCCAATCGGGCAAATGTTGTATAATGCTGCCCCCGGAAATCAGGGAGAGTATGACACTGGCAAGATTTTGCGCGAAAGCCTCGGCCTACCAAAAAATGAAAACAAACTGGCCAGCGCTATTATTCAAGGCGGCACCCAAGCGCTAACGGGTGCTGGTCTTGCGCGCGCTGCTGGTGGCGCGCTGGCATCGCTTGCAACCCGTGGTGTAGGCCGTCCTGTCGGAACGTTGGCTGAAACTATGCCGGGCGCATTGCAAACTTTCGGCAAGACACCGATCCGCGATACTGCGGCTGGAGCTGTGGCAGGCGCGGGCGCTGTGATTGGTGAGCAAATTGGCGGTACTCCCGGCGCTATCGTGGGCGCTTTGGGTGGCGGTATAGCCGGTTACAAAGCTGCTGGAAGTGTTGGCGCGCGTATGGCTGGCGAGCGCGTACCTGGCGCACTACAGGCCGCTGCTGATGATCTTGATATTACCATGCTTCCCGCTGATGTTGGCGGCGTTGGCACTCGCATGGCTAGTGGTGGGATAGGACGGACCCTTGGTGGCATTCCGATGGCTGAGGCCTCTGTAAAGTCAGTTGATAGCGCAGGCGCTGCCCGCAAGAATATCGCTTCTAGCATTGGCGAGATCGCCGCTGATGAAGTTGGCGGTGGGCAGGCCGCGCGACGTGGGTTTAAGCAATGGGAAGGCACAAGCCTACATCGCGCGCAAAAGCTTGATGAGGCTATTTCGGTTCCGGCTGCGAAGGCTGATTGTCCACCGTGACGGTCTTGTGCGACGGGGTGCGCAAGATACCGATCAAGCCACCCGTAATCGTGCCAAGGCCGAACATCTCCACCTTGCCAGCGACAGACGGGTAATTCGCGGCAAACACCAACGTGCCGATGTAAACGACAAGCAGGGCAATCAGCGTTGCGAGGAATGCGATAAGTTGGCCGTGGTCTTTCATGCCTCGTTCCTCGAAACAGTGCCATTGGCAGCCATGCGAACCGGCCCGCCGATTACAGGTTCACCCCGTGGCCAGCGGATTGCGATGCAGCGGTTCTTGAGAATGCGCGTGATGTTGACGCTATTGGATTGGTTGCCGCCCAGCACATGATAGGCCGTGGCATCCTCTCCGATGTAGAACCCAACGTGCCCGCCGCCTTCACGCGAGAACACCAAGATTGCGCCCGGTGCGACGTGCGTTGAACGAAGGTTCGCGCCATAGTCCGCCCATGCTTTCGCGCGGGGGAATTCCTTAGGATACGGTAGGCCAGCTTCCTGCATGACAGCAGCGCAGAACACACCGCACCAAGGCACAGAGTCATCGGCAATCCACGACTTCAGGCGCTTCAACCAACCGATAATTGTTGCGTTGTTTTTAGGCCCGGGAACCTCTTTGACGCCGATGTGATTGCGCGCAATTGTGAGCCATTTAGGTTCAGTCATTTACATAACCCCCTTGATTAAATTGTTCCCATGGGATATCATCGCGGCTATGCAGATAAACAAATGGACCGTCCTTGAAGACAGTGGGCGAAGCAGGCTTTGCCGATGCGATTGCGGAACTATGCGCCATATTCTTTGGGGCGATCTTCGCGCAGGACGCTCCAAAAGTTGCGGGTGCCGTAAGGTTAAGCACGGGATGGCCGATACCCCGACCGCAAGAAGTTGGGTCGAAATGCGCCGCCGATGCTACGCTACGCATCGCAAGGAATACCCGAACTATGGCGGGCGCGGGATAGTAGTTTGCGAGCGCTGGAAAGAGTCCCTTGCGAACTTCATTCAAGACATGGGCGAAAGGCCGGAAGGTCATACGCTGGAGCGCATTGATAACGATGGCCCATACAGTCATGAAAATTGCTGTTGGATTCCACGCGCTGAACAGGAACTGAACAAGCGCAGCAACGTCCGCCATGCCATTTTTGGCGAAAAGATCACGCTGTCCGAAGCCGCCCGCAAGTACGGCATTGGGATTAATACCCTGCATAACCGCGTCCACGCACTAAAATGGGAAGTGGAGCGCGCCGTTTCAGAACCGGTCCGATTGCGCCGCAAATCCGTTGCAGCCAGCCAATGATTTTGGCGTTGTGCTTTGGGCCTGCAATCTCTTTGGTGCCGATGTGGCTTGCGGCGATGGTTAGCCAGCGTGGTTCTGTCACTTCCGTTCCCCCAACCATTGCGATAAATCAAACCGTTCCGCAGCCTTGCGAACCGAAAAGATGATGCCCAGCGTAGCCGTTGATGCGATACCCGAAGCCACGCCGGGATGATTGCCAACGATGTTGATCATCGCCTCATATCCGACATAGCCGCCCATGAATGTCACAGACGCGCCGACAAGAACCCGCCATCCTTGCGTCTTGGTGAAGTACACATAGCCACCCGCCGCCGTGGCAGCGCCCGCGACTACTTGCGCCGTCTCATGCGAGAAATGATTGCCCGCGTCCATTTAGCGCGCACCTCGGTGGTAGACTGCCACATCTCGAATATAGTGACCCAACCAAGGGTTAAGGCTATCAAGCCGATCTGCAATGCGTCGGCCCAATTCATCCACGAAGCCCCCACCAATAAGAAGTTGCAGCAACGCGCCACAATTCAACAGGGCTGCATAGGTCGGATAATCGATATATGAACCAGCGACATACGCGACAGACCACCAGATATTGACGCCAGCCAAGGCCGCAACCAATCTATCGTGCGGACGGTCATGCCATATCTTGACGGCAAAGATTGTTGCCAGATCGATTAGGACGAATGCGACAACCCTGTCAGCGCCATGCAGATGTGAACCGGCAAGGAACCCGCCGATTAATGCGCCCGCAAGGATGAACAAGACAGGCCGTACACCTGCCCTAGTAAAGCCGCCTGCAAGCAATAGAATGCTTGTGGTGTAGATGACAGCCGACAACATTATCCGCCATCCTTTGGAGCGCGAGCCGCTGATACGGTGCCATCATCAAGGCCAGCGTCATCAAGGCAATCTGTCAGCATCTCGCACAGTTCCGCATCGAGCGCGACAAGCTGCGCCGCGTAGTGATGCATCAAGCCGGTCAATTTCGACTGGCGGTTGCGGATGCGAACAATCCGCCGTGCCTTTGCGTTCTTGTCCATCACATTCACCCGTGCAGATCATCGCCAGCGAGCGGTGCAAGCACTTCCGCTGCTTTGATTGCTGACTCAATCGCATCTGCCACGCTGACAAAGGCGCGCAGTTGCTCGAGGTTGCCTTGAACCGATGCCGCCGAAATGGCGTTCAGGAGGAATTGGCGATGTTCTTCTTTGTCGAGTGTCATGGGTTAGGCTCCGATAAGGCCATGAGTTGCCAGAACGTCCTGCAAGAACTTCACGCGGCCCGCCAATTGCGCGAGGGTGATGGTTGCGACATCATAAGTGGCGGCTTTGTTCGCCGTGCCGGTCATCGCCGCCCATCCGGTATCGCGGGCGCGAACAACTTGAGTGCCGGAAATGCGGATAACGCCGCCCGCCTGTAAATCGAAGTTCCCGCTACTATCGATGCTGGCAAGCGATGACACATCAGTAGGATCGCGCCAAATCCAAGACCCCGACGCAGGCAGCACTTGGCGATGGTTCGAGCCGTCGAAATAACTGCGTGTTGATTTACCGCCGCCTGTCCATAGAAGGCCACGGCTTGAGCCTGTGCCCATCGTGTGCGCCGTGCCTGCGAACGTGCCGACCGTGCTGTTCGTCAGGCTGTCAGCATTGCCGCCGCTTGTAAGCGCAAGGCCCGCCGCCGTAGTAGCCAGCCCGCCAAGCACAATCCCGTTGTTGAACGTGCCGCCGCCGACTCCGCCGACTTGAATGGCGGGCACGGGCGCTGCAATGCTAAACGCATTAATAGCAACAGCAATGCTGTTTGAGCTAACAGTTGTTCCGGGAGACGGTTGAAAATCAAACTCCGCGCAAACCAGCTTCGTGCCAGTGGTGCCCGCAGTGTTTGTCGCCAGCACGTTAAGGCCGAATGCAGTTCGGTTGTTCTGCGCTGCATTGGCAACGATAATCTGCCCGCAAACGTCCGCGTTTGATCCGTTGTTCGTGGCGTTAACAAAGAGCGCCGCAAATGGCCCGCCGTTGGTGACGCCGACCACTTGGCTGTTATCGAACGACTTGCTAATACCGGCCCAGACATAAACCGGCGAACCTGGCCAATATCCGCCCCGGTCTTCCAGCGGCTCTACCGTGTTTTGCTCAAGCAGTTTGTCAACGCGAAGAACGCTGCCTTGCACCGCCGTTTGGTTGCCGACTTTCCAAATACCGTCTTCTACCGTGCCGCCTGTTGCCGCGCCGATCAGGGCTGCGCCGGTTGTGGCTGCTAGGGATGCCAAAACGCTGGGGTTAATTGGATCAATGTCACGCAGCGTTGAACCCGAAGGCGTTTTCAACACCCCGCGATAAGACAAAGCCGCGTTAAAATAGATCGGAACAAACTGCCCGCCGCTATCCGCCGTAACCGTAGCGCCTAGCGATGTCGCAAGCGTAGCGTTGGAGTATACGGCCTGCGGTGTGGTCGTTCCGGTTGCGTAGAAAAACCATTGCGCCCCATCAATCGGGATGCCATTGGCGTTCGTTGCGCGTGGCAGTTCGTTAAAAATCTCTGCGGCCATTATCGTTTCCCAACGAGTGCGCCTTTTGACGGGCGGGCTTGTGTGTTAGTGTAGCGTCAATGCAGACATTTGCCAAACTTCGTTTCTGGTTACATGCCGTTTTGTTGTGGTGGTTCGCGCCCACTGTCGGTTTCCTCGTTAGCGGCGGCCATACCTGGTGATTTACGAAACGCAGACGCGATTGCATTCGTTAGCGCTTCATTGTCATTGGCAGCCAGAACGCCTGCTACGCGCGAGAAATAGCGGTTAATCGTAGCGGGATCGTTTGTGTTCGGCGCATTGCGCAGTAGCTTAGTGAAGTCAGGGTTCATCAGCATTCGAGCCGCGCGTTTTTCACCAAGTGCAGCAAGGAATGGCCGAGCAGCGAGCCCAGCAGCAGCACCAGCGCCACCGCCAGCAGTGAAGCCGAACAACATCATCAGCGTGGTTTTTAAGCCGTTGGCGGCGCGCTCCATCGCCTTGCCAGAAGGTGCCTGCCTAGACATTGCATCGGTCTTGGCGTTGGATATGGCTTGCAGGTCGCGAAGCGCTTCTTTGCCCTTGGTTCCGAGAACAGTGCTTAACGTGCGGTCACTCACACCCTCCATGCTTTTGGCGAAGATCGCCGGGCTAAACTCGCCACGTTGATTTGCGCCCCAATTCTGCACGAAGGTTGCCGCAAAGTCTGATTTTTCATCAGGCGTTGCCATCGCCATGAACCGGCGAAGCGCAGAGTAGTTATTGCGGGTTGCAGCATTCAAAGAACGTGCCGCGCTTTCAGCCGTAGCGTCGCCGCGCTTGCCGAGGAAAAGCCCCGTCACTTCTTTCTGAAGGTCTTTGTATTGCCCCCATTTGGCGTCGGCGCGCTTAAGCATGGCAGCGGCCTGCGGATCGGCTTGGCGAAGCGCTGAATGCAATTCGTTAGAAGCCACGTCCAAAACTTCGGTGAATGTCTTGTCTGCGCGGCTGCGGTCTTGGATGTTGTCACCAATCCGCCCGCCAACCGTTTCGCGCTGTGCCTGCAATGACCGGACAGATAGGCCGGTCTGTGCCAAGTCGGCTTTCATGCCTTCAAGGGCATTAATCTCGGCATTGTAGCCCGTTGGGGATGCAGCGCGAAGTTCCGCAATCTTGCTGTCGATGAACTGCGATGTCTGACTGGCAGGTGCTTGAAACCCGCCAGCCTTTTGCTCAACGCGCTTATAGAGAGACGACGCAGTGGATTTTACAGCGTCCTGCCCGCGCTGCGCAATCTTTTGCACAGACTGGCCCATAGCAGTTGTGTCAGCACGGTTAAACGCAGTACCGCCAGCGACTTCGGCTGCGCGATCACCAATAGCAGCGGCATCATCCGCACGGCCTTGCGCGATAACCTTGCCGCCGTATTCCGTGGATTCCATAGCCGCATATTCGCCGCGCAATTCTGGCCTAACATCCGGTTGCCGCATGGGAATGCCTTGGCGCTGCCCAGCTTCGATCACATTGGCTTGTTCAGGTGTCAGCGCGCTACGCGCCATGCGGTTTTCAGCAAGCCTTCCGCCAAAAGCCAGCGCGCCACCAAACGCCCCACCTACAACAGCGCCACCCGCAGCAGCCGTCAAGCTTTGATCGCCTTCACCGTAACCAAAGCCACCTAACGCGCCAAGACCAGCGCCTTGCTTAACGATGGTGCCAAGCGATGCCGCGCCCTGGACAGCTTTAACGCCCGCGCCGCCGCCCATAAACTCGGCCAATGTGCCAATAACGGGATGGGCAATACGTGCGCGCCGGACATTTTCGCGCGAAGCATCGCGTTCACGGGTATAAGCCTTGCTCGGATCATTGCCGGTGATAAGCGCGCCAAGATAGCCGCCCGCGCCTGCCGCTTCATCAGCTAAACCAAACGTAATGCCCTGTTTGGCAAGATCAATGATGCCTTGCCCACCTTCGGGGTTGTAGATGTTAGGATCAAGCCCGCCGCTTGGTGGTGGTGTTCCACCTTCAGACGCGGCTCCCACAACTTCACTATCGTCAGTGACGGTGCCGGTAAGCCCTTCAGGCTCTTTGTCGTTCGCTACAATATCCGGCAACTGATCTAGCGCAGAAATAGCCGCCTCAATATCAGGCGCGCTCCGCCCAGCCTTAGTTGCACCAGCTTGCAGCAAAGACCGCAAAGCCTGACGCTTTGACTTAATCGTGCCAGCGTCATCAAAAAGTTGCGGGAGGTAACTAGCCTCATAGCCCGCTAATTGCTCTTTTGTGTAAGCTGCACCGGTCCCAAGCGTCAGCGCTGCATCCAAAATATCACGTTGCGCCGCGTAGATTTGCTGCCGCTCTGCACTTGTAAAATAATTCGCAGCGGTATCGCCTGCAACGCCACGGACTACTTCAACCCCCATTGTCGGGGCTTGAGCGGCAGGGTTCTTTTGTGCGGCAGGGGCAAGACGCTTCACTGCATCGGAAATACGGCCAGCCAGAAAGCCCGCCGTTCGCTCACTTTCTGTGCCAAGTGCGTCTTGTTTCGCATTACGAGCCGCGTTGTCTTTCGACAACTGCAACTGCTCGCGCTGCATCGCCTGATCTTCGACGGCGCGACCTTCCGCCGATTGCGCGCGAGATTCCGCCGCCTGCTTAGAAGCACTCGGTACACCACGAATAACGCCGGGAACTTGCGGCGCAGTTGAAGCAGGCTGCACCGTTTCGTATTCGTCCCACCAGTTTTGTTCTTGCGCCATTATTTAGGCTCCATGTGGGCGTGGTCACCCTCATTAATAACATCAAGGCCGGGATTTAGCCGCCGCAATTCGGAAACGTACCGGCTCATAGACATGCCTGTGGTCGGCACGCTGTCACGCGCGAGCGGTCTGCCATCAG